GATACTGACTCTGCGTCTTATAGATACACTGACGCTGAAATGTTAGGGTTTGTTAATCAAACTGTAAAACGTGTAATTATTTTAAGACCTGATTTATTTTCTACTATAACAACTATAACAACTACGCCAAATACTGTTATACAGTCTATGCCGTCTGACTCGTTACGGCTTGTAGAACTTTACTCTGTACAAAGTGGTAATGTTTTAACAGAAGTAAATAGAGAATCTTTAGATCAAACTTATCCTGCTTGGGTTAGTGATCCAGCAGGTACTCCGTATAACTATATGCGCCATGTTAGAAATCCTAATAGATATTTTTTATATCCGCGACCTGTTTCTGGCATTGTAATAACCGGTGAGTACGTACAGATACCTGCGGACTATGCTATTGGAGCTACTATTGCATCTCTTCCTGATGCTTATTTACCTGCCTTGGTAGACGGCACTGTGTTTTTAGCTGAGTCTATTGATGACGAACATGCAAACAATGGTCGTGCTAAATTATTCCTAGATTCATTTACTGCTTCACTTGGCGCAGGCTTGACTAGCCGTGAACTAACCGACAGTGAAAGCGGCGGATTAGAACGTGCTAGACGACTAGCAGGGGATAAGTATAAAAGGATGACTGTATAATGGCCACACGTTCTTATATTTCACTTGCTGCTAGGATTAACCCTAGCGTACCAGGGTGTTCTTTACCTATGCTAGAACAGTATATTAGAGATGCTTCAATAGCTACATGCGAACGTACTTTAGCGTGGCGGTATGAACAACCTACATTTAACCTAACACCTGGCGTTTATAAGTATGCTTACAATAAACCGGTAGAAACTACTGTACAAACAGTAATGTACGCCTCACTTAACGATTCTCCTTTATCGGCAGTTACATTAGAAGACGCTACTCGAAGGTATCCTAACTGGGCAAAAACTTCTACTACTGACGCTGACATAGCTTTGTACGGCTCACAACCTATGGTGTTTACACAGCTTAGCCCTAATAGTTATATTGTGTTACCAGCTCCAGATGCTGAGGCAACTTATACAATACGTATGATATATGCTTTAAAACCTAGCCGTGATTCCGAAGGTATGGATGAAGTAATAATGGACGAATTAGAGCCAGCTATAATACATAAAACATTACAAGAACTATTAGTACTCCCCGGAGTTGCATGGTCTGACAGAGAGTTAGCATCTTATCATGCGAAACAATTTATTTCTAAGGTTTCTGAGTATAGAGCTAATGCAAGCCTAGGTAATATGCGTGCTTCAGTTTCTGTGCGTATGCGACCCTTTGCTTAGGAGACCGTTATGGATGCAAGACTTTCAACCCCTCGAATAGAATTAGTAAGCAGCGATACAGGGCCTCAACTTCAGTTTACTGTTACTGATAGTTTAACTGGTGCGGCTGTTGATCTTACTAATGCTACTGTAACAATGCACTTTCGCGCTGTCGGAACTACTACTAATTTGTTTAGTAGAACGTGCGCCGTTTCTTCTCCTCCTGCAGATGGAGTGGCTGTCTTATCATGGCAAAGCACTGACCTTAACCGCGCTGCTGGAGATTACGAAGGTGAATTAGAAACAGTACTATCTGATGGCACTAGACAAACTGTATATGATACAATTCAGTTTAGATTGCGAGAGGACTTTGCGTGAAGATAAGAGCCACTACGCAACAAATACGGGCTAGAGTAACTACTACCGCGTTTAACCTTGCTACGAGGGCTACAAATTTTGCGTTAACTACACGAGCGCACGCCTACAAAATAAAAATAGAAGTAGGACATTTTTTAAGTTTAAAGTTTTTTACTGAAACTATATCTATACTATCTTTACCTGCATTGTTTTTTAACAAAGCGGGTATAACTGATTCAGCTACTATAGATGATACAACTGTACTAGACCCTAACAAAGGTATTACAGACACTACTACAGTTAGTGAAGTATTTGCTAAAGTGCAGGATAAAGGTTTTACAGATAGATTTAGTATTGAAGATGGCGGGTTATATTTTTTAGAAGATTATACTTCTATTGATTATACTGCCGGTACACAGCCTATACTTTCTATGGGTAAAAATATATCAGACTCTGCAGGGTTTAGTGATGTAATAGGTAACTTTAGTATAACTAAAGGTATAGTTGATATACCTATGTTTACTGATGGTATAGCCTTAAATAAAAGCAAATTAATAGAAACAGATACTGCAAATGTATCAGAAGCATATGCAGCGTTGTTTAGTAATTCAGCTACTGATGGGATAACAGTTGCCGAAAACTTTATTACGTTGTATAGTAAGGGTGTGGCTGATAGTGCTGCTTGGTCTGACATCTCTTCATTGGTGATTGGCCCTGTTGTGCAGGATGCTTTAAATACATCAGACTCAGGTAGTCTAAGGTCGCAAGGTTATTGTAGCTTTGACTATTTTGCAGCAGACTATGTTGGAACTTCGTTAACCTTCTAAGGGGTATGGCAATGAACTCAAAAGAAAACTTAGGTCTATCCGGGAAGCTGACGCTTGTCCTAACTGATAGCAATGGTCGTGTAAAAGAAGAACGACACCTAAAAAATTTAATCGTAAACGCAGGCTTAGGCCATATAACTAGTCGTATGACTGCAGCATCCTCAGATGTAATGTCTCATATGGCTTTAGGTAGCGGCTCAACTGCTGCTGCTGCAGGCAATACAGCACTCGGCTCTCAATTAGGTAGTCGCGTAACTTTTACTAGTGCAACACGTAGCGGCTCTAACAATGAAAGTATTGCATATGTTACTACTTTTGGCGCAGGTGTAGCTACAGGTGCAGTAACCGAAGCAGGTATTTTTAATGCTTCTTCTTCTGGTACAATGCTTTGTCGTACCGTATTTGCTGTAGTTAACAAAGGTTCAGGTGACACACTACAAGTTACATGGACAGTTACATTAGCAGCTTCGTGAGGTAACTAATGGCAACTATTGTAACTAGATCAGGTAAAGGCTCACCGCTTACAAACGGAGAAGTAGACGCTAACTTTAATAATCTTAATAGTGATAAAGTTGAAACGTCTACTATATCTGGGTTTGGGGCAACGCTCATTGATGATGCAAATGCAACAGCAGCTAGGATTACATTGGGCGTAGGTACAATAGCTGTACAAGCTGCAAACAACGTAGACATAGACGGAGGTAGTATTACTGGCATTACAGATTTAGCTGTAGCCGATGGTGGTACTGGCGCGTCAAATATATCTGCTGCGCAAACAAACTTACAAGTAGACCCTGCCGGAACTGCGGTAGCTCTAGCAATCGCATTGGGATAATATATCATGGCTAATACATTTAAAGTAAAAACTTTTGGTGGAGGCAGCACAAACGCTAATACAGCAATGACAGTGTATACTGCACCTTCTAGTACATCGACAACAATAATTGGTCTTACAATAGCAAACATTATTGCTACACAAGTACTGGTTAGTGTTCAGTTAGAAAACAATGACGGTAACAACGTATATTTAATTAAAGATGCGCCAATATCTTCAGGTGGTTCGTTTGTTCCTATAGGCGGTGACCAAAAAGTTGTTATGGAAGCATCCGATATTTTAAAAGTTACTTCTAATACGGCAAATTCTGTCGATAGCACATTGAGTATTTTGGAGATCACCTAATGCCATATCAAGGTAATACACCAGTAGAATCTTATATAGCTACTGTAAAAGATTCGTTTAATGGTAACGGTTCTACTACTGCTTTTACAATGTCAAAACCGACACAGGTAAATGACGTTAGGGTAGTTGTAGAAAATGTTATTCAAGACCCATCTGTAGCATATACTGTATCAGGAACTACGATTACCTTTACATCTGCTCCCCCCTCTGGGACAAATAATATATATGTAATACATCTTGGCCCTGCTGTAGCAACAGCACAACCTCCCGCTGAAATAGCTGATGCTACTACGTTTGCATCTAATGTATCTGTGCAAGGTTCGTTTACCTCACCAGGTATTGACGATAACGCAGACGCAGTGGCACTTACGATTGACAGTTCAGAAGTCGTACTTGTCGGTAAAACATCTAATACATTTTCTCAACAGGGCGTAGCATTACGCGCTAACAACGACAGCCAAATTACACGAGATGGCGGTAACCCGCTTAGTTTAAACCGGACATCTAATGATGGTGATATTGCTAAGTTCTTTAAAGACGGCTCTGCTGTAGGTAGTATTCAATCTCGTGGAGGCACAGTAAGCACACTTATTCTTGACCCAAGAACTAATGGAGGTGGTCTTACTGGGACAGCAAATGCAGTAATGCCTACCAGTAATGCAGGTGTAATAGGAGATGCTAATACATCGCTAGACTTGGGTGCAAGTGGATATGCCTTTAGGAACGCTTACCTATCAGGCGGTGTATACCTCGGTGGCACTGGGTCGGCTAATAAGTTGGACGATTATGAAGAAGGGACTTTTCAGTTAACAATGACTGGCAAAACTGGTGGTGCTGTAGGGTCTGGACGGTATGTTGTGGTAGGCAATATTTGTCATTTTAGTTGGTATAGTGGTACTCAAAGTATTACTAGCTCAGTAGCAGGGGTGTTAAGTGGTTTGCCTTTTACTCATGTCAGTACTGGAAATAGTGCGTATGCAGCCGTTATTCTTGCTCACAATACTTGGGTATCAGATGCACCTACAGGATACATAAACCTAGGAACTACTTCAATATACCCTACTGCTCTTAATAATACATACGCAAGCAATACGTCTACTGGAAGTAAAGCCGTTATGTGTTCAGGAAGTTATACAATAGCGTAACCCACTCAGAGATTGGGTCGGACAGGTGGCAATAACGCCACGATAAACAACATAGGAGGCCAATATGGCACTAACAAAAGTAATAACAGAAGATAAAATTGAAGTCGTTGGAGATCACAAAAATATTCAAGTGAGAACCAAAACCTCGGTTATGGAAGATGGTGTAGAACTATCATCAGGTTTCCATCGTCACGTCTTATCTTGCTCAACTAAATCAGGTGATACATGGGCAGACACTGACATCAGTAAGCAGTCAACCGAAGTGAAAGCAATATGCAATGCAGTTTGGACAGACGCAGTGAAGACTGCATACCAGACAGCTATGGATGCAGCAGAAATATAAGGGATAGTAGCCAATGACTAAATCAAGAGATACAGCCAATATAATTAAACAGCCATTTACACAAACTCTTGGTACGTCAAACTATAGAGCAGGTGTTAACGCAGGTAACTCAATAGCATCTGGCGGTAACTACAACGTGGTTGTGGGTGACGAAGCAGGTACTGCTATTACGACGGGGGATGACAATGTAGCTATTGGCTTTGAGGCACTTAAAGCAGAAGATACTACAAAAGGCGCAACTGCTGTAGGGTATCGTGCTTTACTACAACAAAACTTAGGTTCAGACGGCTACAATGTAGCAGTAGGACACAGCGCAGGTATTTCTAACACTACAGGTGTTTCTAACACTTTTATTGGTGGTTTTTCAGCAGGTAGCGCAACAGTAACAGGGGCAAGCAATACAGCAGTTGGTAGAAACTCTTTATATGCTCTAACTTCGGGTACTCAAAATGTGGCGATAGGTGCTTTAGCTGGCGATGCAATTACGACAGGTTCTTACAATGTAGCATTAGGTAAGTCAGCATTAGAAAACAACACCACCGCAAGTAACAACACTGCTGTTGGGCATCAAGCTGGGTATGCTAATACTACAGGTGCTGACAACGTAGCAGTAGGATACCTATCTTTATCAACGGAAACTGGTGGGCAAAATAACGTTGCCGTTGGTCGCAGTGCTTTAGAAAATCAAGTCAATTCTTCGGGCAATATTTACAACACAGCAGTTGGAGCAAAGGCAGGTAGACAGATTACAACAGGCATAGAGAATGTCTTGATTGGTGGACTAGCAGGTGATGCTTTAACCGATGCAGACTTTAATATTGCGATTGGTGTTGAATCTTTAGGTAGTGACACAAGAGGTAGTAAATCAGTAGCGATAGGTGGTGGAGCATTAAACGCACAAAACTTTACATCAGCTACGGATACTCACAATATTGCTATTGGGTTTCATGCAGGTAATGACATCACAACTGGGGTTAAAAATACCATTGTTGGTGGCATTGCAGGTGATAATATAACTACTGGGATTGAAAACGTAGTTGTTGGTTACAATTCTATGAATGCAACAACTGGTGATTCAAACATTATTGTTGGTTCAAACTCAAGCAATTCTTCTACAACTGTTAATACAGAATATGTAATTGGAAGAGCGGCATCAGGAAGCGGCACTAATACTTTTACAATTGGTC